ATATCCAATGATATTGTCAATCGGGTGAAAAATTTTCACTTGGATATAATTCCCTTGCTTTCATAGTTGCTTTTATAAATATAACTGAAGGAAATTCATATAATCCACTTTCATGGTTTCCGCCACAGGTTACACCCGGATTACAAATATGTATAATTGAATGCTTTAAAAAATATTCTTTGAAATTCATTTTAGTTTCCCTTCTTTTATTGATTGTATTATTTCAGCGTACATATACCCACACAAATCGTTAAAATCCTTTATTTTCTTGATATGCCAGCTTTGATCTGTGCCAAACTCATACGCATCCATATACCAACGATTTTCGCCATTTCCGTAGGTAATTTCAAGGTTTATCTCGTATTTATAGCAGAGTTTATGCAATTTATTCATTAACACCCCCTAAAATAAAATCATCAATATAATCACAAATAGATTCTTGATTTTTAAATTTTTTCTTACCTTTTATCGTTTTAATTGATTGGAATTTATTATTATCAATATAATAAAACCAAGTCCTTTTGTGGTATGTTACACCCCTGTATATGTAGCTTGTCATTTTATAGCTCCTTATTTATTATTCTGTTTATTATTCTGTTTTATCCATGTAGCTTTTATAACTACCTTTTTATTAATCCTGGTAAAAATATATACTACCATTTATAACTCCTGTAAATCACTTATTAGAGATTCAATTTCTTCAAGTAGATCCATTTCTTCAACAACTTTTTCATAGGCGGGTAGGTGGTCCATCATGGCATTTTCAAGGTTTACCTGCTTTTCTTCCTGTTCAAATTTCAGCTCAACAATTATATCAAATGCCTTTTCCAGTTCTTTTCTTTGAGGTTTATTCATCTTGTTTCCTTTAGTTTATAATTACTGGTTTATAATTTTCATTGCATCATTTATAGCATCATTTATAGCATCATTTTTATTCATAGCTGTATAAAAATAACCATGTTTTAAAGGGTATTTTTTACCATTAATATAAACTTTGTACCCTTGTAAATATCCAAAATATTTTTGTGCTATTGTTTTTATTTTCATTTTATTTATCCCCTTTTATAATTCTGTTATTATGTTATTATTATTTTCATGTTTAAAATTACCGGTTGGTTTATAATTCCAATTTTCCGATAAATCCAAGTGTGTTACAATCCAATCTTTCGGGCTGTATTTATTATTATCTTTTTCACAGCTAAATTTTCCATATGCAAAAAATTTAATTGTTTCACCATTTTTATTTGTAGCTATATATTCAAGCTTCATTTTATCCCCTTTTATTTATAATATTCTGTTATTGGTTTTTTAAAATTAGGTGGTAAAAATTCATTATATAATATTTCACCATCTAAATTTATAATAAGAGAGTAACCTGGATTTAACATTTTACTCCTTATAATTTTTTTTGCAGCGTCTAAATTTTCCGCTGTAATTTTTGCAAAAAATTCATTGTAATCTTTATAATTTTTTCGAGCTGTAAAAATTAGATATTTATTCATTGTTTCCCCTTTGTTTTATAATGCTGTAATTTTATAATAAACATTATCATTGGCTGTAATTTTAAACCAACTTGCAAGATGTTTTATTACATGTTTATTGGAAAATAATCCCTTTTTTAAAATTATAGATTTGTTGTTTAACAATTCATTATCAATATAATTTTTTAAATAAATTGCCTTTTTTACGTTATTAGATATGTTTTTCATTGTTTCCCCTTTGTTTTATTGTTATTTGCGATGTAATACTATCTAAATTCTATTATTATGAGACAGGCGGCGGATCCATACCGCCGCCGGATAAAGTCCGTTATTTAGTTGCTTATCCCTGCTATATAGCTATTGATATTATAATATAGGTCTTTTTTGGTGGTATATCCTGTATGTAGTATATTTTTTACACCGCCGCCGTTGTTTACTATTTGAACTAATTGGCAGCCGCCGTAAGCACAGTCTATATAATACGTGCCAATATTAGCGCAAAGCTTTCCGACTTTTTTTGAATAGGGCTCGGGGTTGTTGTTTGTTAGCTGGTTTAAATATGCTACCCTGTTTTCAAGGTCTTTGGTTGATATTCTCATGTTTTTTATCCTTTTTATTTAGTTATTGTTTAAAAAATTTACTTTTCTGTTAATACTGTTTAAGTATTTTATTATACCATTAATTAGTTTTTGTTCACATAATCCACGCTGAGCAAGTAAAATCATATTTTCACTAACAAATACTAATTCCTTTTTATCATTGTAAATCAAGGGTTTTGTTTTCATCTGTTTTATTTCCTTTATTTAGTTTATTTATTGTTATTTAGCTGTATTGTTCAATATCTTGGATTACACTGTCTCCTTTTGATTAAATTACAAATTCGCTGTAATCTGTCCATAAAGATCCATTGTTAATCAGCGTATCGAGTGCAGTCCCTTTTTTCCAATAACCACGCCCTTCTGTTTTATCTATAAATTCCTCAATAGATATTTCTTCAAAATTTGCCTTTGCCTCTTTATATCTATGGAATATTTTTACTCTTTTAAGTTTCATTACACAACCTCCTCCCAATATTCAATAAATTTATCCATATTTTTCTTCACTTTTTCAGATGGATTAATATGATTCTTATAGTCTTTAATACAATTATCTATTAAAGTTTTTGATATTTGAGGTTCGTTTTCTTCAAGCCAATCAAGTGCATCATCAATACATTGATACACACCCTCATTTCCAAATCTTTCTGCAACACCTTTAATCATATTACGCAAATCATTTGAGGTTCTAATTTGATGCGTCTTTTTAAAATATCTTACAAGAACATCCCAATCTTTGCTTGGAATTTCAAGTGTATGTTTGATTGCTATTTTCTTCATTACACAACCTCCTTGTTTTTTATCCTTTATTTAGTGTTGTTGTTAAATTAACTTACCATAAGTTACGGGCTTTAATTAATACAATGCAAGCACTTTGTTAATTATTTTTTACAGCGGGCAAAACAAACACAGCAAGTAATACAAAGCATAGGTAAGAATTCAACAGCATAAGCTTTAAAGCATAGATCAAAACAAACCAGGGCAAAGCACAGCACAGAATAAAACAAGGTTGGAAGGTAATTAGATAAAATTAAAATATAGCTGCAACGGGTCCTCACACACCACCCACAACACACAACAACACCAGGCAAGGCGGATTGAGAGCTTCACGAGGAGGGTGAGAGCGTACAGCACAAAAGCAGGGTAGGGCATCCACTCACCTCACAAAATGCAATTATTAAGTACAGATAGCATAAAAATTAAAAATATTTCATAGAAGTGCCTGTAGCACTTAAATTATAAGCTATGGAAGCTAAGAAGATAAGTGCCAAACAATATACCAGGGATTTAGCGTTGAAGCCTGTAATTGAAAAAGCTATTGAGGTTTATGCTTGTAAGCCGGATATACGCCATCAAGATGCAGCAGCGATGCTTAAAGTTTCAGAGAATACTTTGTATAAGCTCCGGCGTGATCCGAACTTTTGGGAACAGGTGTATAATTACTACATGGTTACTTTTGAGGGTGATGTTGTAGGCATACTTCGTGCTATGGTGCGTGAAGGTTTAGCTGGTAATGTCCAGGCTGGTAGGCTTGTGTTGGAACATAGTGGTAAATTACAGAAGAATATTAACATTACTATTCAATCGCCGTTTGAGAAGTGGATGGATAAGGCTAAGGGTGGTGTTGAGATTGAAGATGCAGAGATAATTGAGGATTTAAAGGCTATAGAAGATGATTTTAGTGATTTGCCGCCGAGATCAGCAGATAAAGGAACATGGAAGGCACGGAACGATCATATAGCCGTTAGAAATGCCACTACAAAGGAAGAAAGCCGTGTTAGGCGGAATGAGGCTCGGAAGATAATGAGAAGGTGGCTTAAAAGGGCAAATGCGGTAGGGGTTGAGCCTTTACCGGCACGCCGCCCAACACCGGGGCAACGAAAGGCTTGGGAAAAGAAGATTATAGCCGCAGAGAAGAAGGCATAGGAACATTAGCCGGCACAAGCTGGCAATAACAAAACTCTTTACAAACTGAAAACCCGGAAGCGGGCAAACCAATAGATTCCCATGTATTCCAAGTTTCTACCTGCCCTATTCTACCTTCGCAATCAACGCATATTTTAGGTGAACCAACAGATACCCACTGCATCATTACGCTATCCCCATAAACTCTATCCGCTCCGAGCCGAGATGCCTGCATAACTGAAGATACGATTCCTCGCTTAATATTATTTCGTAATTCCCCGAAGATTCTTCCATTCGTGGCAAGATCATTTCCGAGTATATTAAGGATTTCTGCCTCTGTAATTCCTGCGTTGCGAAGTAGGGCGATTTCTCTCTCGATCTTCGTAACGAATATATCAATCGCAAAGCTAATCCCAAGTGTTGCCCACAAAAGGATGTTCTCATCCTCTTCTTCAATAACTTGCGTATCTTGTTCTTCATCTGCCATTATTTTTTAAGTGCCTTTGCTATACTTTTGGATATGCTTTTCATTACCTTTTTTGAATTGGCTTCATAATTAGGATGCCCCTTAGAAAACCCAATAAAAGGTCGTTTAGGGCGTTTTTTTGAGCCTGATTCTTTACCTGTATGATTCCACCAGCCATATTTATTCATTGAGAGAGTATCTTCTTTAGCCTTAACACTTTGGTATAGCCAGCCCTTATCTATCATAACCTTATCATGCCCTTTTAATAATTTTGTAAATGAAGCATTATCATCAAGCCCTGAACCATCTCTGCCTCTCTGGTTATCAATATTTCGCAATGTTTCTGATTCCCACTGCTTGGCTACGGTAGAGGAAGTACCTTTAAGTATCTCTTCTATTTTACCCGCTAATTTACCGAAATCAAAGGTTGTTTTAATCTGTAATTTCACGGGCGAACCTTTCTCCTGCTCTTTTAGCCTCTTGATAGCGTGGCACTTCTTCTAAAATGGCACTTTCTGCGAACCCTTCAGCCCATTCCTGTGGGCTTTTAAGAATTTCCTCTATGTTGCCTGTAAGTTTTATATCAAACTTCGTTAGTTCTTTGAGATACTTGGCGTGCTTTCTCAAAGATAGAAAGTTTTTCGTTTCTCTGCTTGTTTCCGGCAATTGATAACTCCGCTTGTTCTAAGGTTAGATCGTTATTGTATTCCATTAAAAGCCCCACTTCGTTAATTAAGTTCATTTCTAAGCGGTGCTTATCCCATAATATTTGATCCTGCACTGTTTTTGGATATTCCGGCTCTTTAAAGTCCAATCCAAGGTCATCCGGCAGTGAAACGCCGAAACTTTTAGCAATTTTGCGTTCTACGCTGTATAAATCTTCCTCATACATCCGCCAGAGGGCTAAATCATCCTGATAATCCTCTGTGCGTTCCAAATCTTTTATCATAAGCGAAATCCCGGATGGAACTTCACCCCCCTGTTCACTCCACTGCACCCAAAGATGGTTGTTCTGGGCTACAAGCTCTACTAAGAACTTAATGTTCTCAATAACACTTACTACATTGCCCTGCGGTGCTACAATATCATAACTTGAGCCTTCTGGAAGTTCTAAAGTAACATCTGAGCCAGTTCTTTGTTTGTTGCCCATCTCAGCACCAACCATCACCGGCTGCCCGAACATCTGAAAGCGTAAACCAAGCTGCATTTCCGTCATAGCAATATTAACATGCTCATTGGCGTTAATAATATCATTCGCACCTTCAACATAAAAACTATCGGTTTGGTTCTCACGGTGCGTAAACACAAAAGGCAAAACGCCGTAATTATGAGGAATCTCAGCTATAATAGTGCCATCTTCATCCATAGAGATATATCTTTCGGCATCCCAGTAGGCATAAGTTAGCTTTTCAACCTTAGAGCTATCTTCTACAGGTTGTAAAATTGGATAAGAAAGAGCAGTAGGAATGAAAGGA